ACTACACCACCATCTTTAATCGTTACTGCACCAGAAGACACACCAAAGTTATCAGAGGAGAATGACGCCACACCCTTAGCTGATGTAGTAGCATCATCACCCGCTATTGTTACAGTGCTTCCTGTTGAGGAACTATTTAGCCCAGAACCACCAGATATCGCAAGTGTTTCTGAATCAAGGTCAATCGCAATAGGGCCACCAGTGTCAGTGCTGATATCTAAATCTTGTGCAGTAACTTGAGCGTCTACATACGTCTTAATAGCGCCCTGAGTGGCTAATAGTACTGCGCTGGCTCCTAATGCGCCATCATCAATACCCGTTACTGTGGCACCAGTTACAAGCTTTAGGCTTGTCGTTCCCTCAAGTGTCGTTCCTTTGATTGCTGCTGGGGTTGCTCCCCCGATAACTGCGCCGTCAACAGTTCCTGCATTGATATCTACTGAGTTACTTGTCTCTGGGTCAACTGCTAAAGTAATCCAAGCATCATTAGCCTGATTCCTTATTTTAAGAAGATTGGCTGTGGTATCTAGCCAGACCAGACCCATTGCTCTATCAGCGTGACCACTTGCACTTGTATCAACAGTGGGTGCCGTAGCCTTGGCGATTAGAACCTGAACAGCTTGTCCGGGACCAACAGATGACGTAGCGACTGTAGAAGTCCCAAGAGGGAATGTATACTGCAGCGCTCGCTTAATTAATTGAAGATGGTTATCGCCTTCTGATACATTGTCAGATGATAAAGGCCAATCCCTGTCTAGATCATCAATATAATTGCCGGTTTCCAATCCCATAATTTGCTCCTAGTAGTAACCACCAGTATTCATTATTCTCATAGCATTGCCTGAATGAGAGTCTTTATCATCTTGAAGTTGAATATCTTGTATTGCCTTGAAGAATGCTTGTGACCACGTTTGCGCCCTTGCATCATTCATTAAGAAGGGTTCTGCTTCTAGCAAAGCACCATAAAGATATATGTCTGGATTATTTGTAAGCATTGTATTGGTTGGCGCTGCATCACTTAGAGCGGCAACCTTTGCATAGTAATCAATTTCCATCGTGTATGAGCTTGACGGCACTGGCCCCATTAAAATATAACCAGCCCTCATTGTATACGCTTCTGGAATCCCTGTTATACTACCAGCATTTATTCTTGGCAGTAATTGTGGAGTCACATAGTTGAGCGGATGAATAATCTTATTAACATTATCTGAAATAGTACCAGTAGTAAAGGTAGTATATATTTCTATTACGGATGTAGTGTCAGTGTGAGCAGCAGCGGTAGTGCTATTCGCAGCTCTAGTGCAACCAGTCAGCGTCTCTGTAGAGATCCCTGTATAGGTAATCTGTTCAGTGCCAATTAGAATTGTACCAGTAGCTGTAAATCCAGTAGCAGATGTTAGTATAATATCTGTGACAGAATCAGTAATATCACCATTCAATGTTGTGTCGGCTATAGAGCTGGCGTCATACTGTATTGTTCTTAACTGCAAGTAATCAGAAGGTAGCGGGTACCTCTTCGATGAACTAACCAAAGAAATAACCTTAACAGATTCCATAAGCCTAACCCGCAAAGAGCGGTTTATACGCGCTTCGGTAAGTTTAATAAACGTAGGAATCTGCGAAGTTAAATCGCTACGATCACAGTAATCTGCAATCTCTGTTTTTAATTCAGAGAAGGTTGAAAGAGCCATTATCTACTTAGTTCAGTTACATAAACGGAGGATGCGCCAGTACCTGTAATTACCGCTGCTTTATCTGAACCGTTTACCCTAAATACCTGTGGGTAATCTGCTGTAATAAATACTGACGAAGCTACTAGAGCAGTTGGAGTTACACCAAACTGAATAAAAACATCCTCAGTAGCAGTCACTAGAACAGCTTGAACTTGTGCATCAAATGCAGATGTCCGAGTTGCACCAGTTGCAGTTCCTGCAGTTAAAGTGTGCGTAGTTAATGGTCTGTATTCTTGAATCATATTCTTCACCTATACTTTTGTTGGAGATACACGAAAGTATGAATAGTCTGGATTATTAAGATATGAAGCAAATACAGCCGGGTCTTGCTCTACCATATATAACCAACCACCCTTACCATCTGGAACCTTTGTCTCTTCTTTCCACTTCTGATAAAGTACTTTCGGGATACTATGGGTATGATGCCACTCGCCCATCTTTCCCGGTGTTAACTTATCACCAAAATCATTAAACTTACGTTTAGCATCTTCTAAAATCTGTGACGCATCTTGTATTTCTGCAATCTTAAAGCTGTCATCAAAATCATCAAACCACAACTCTGTCCTAGATTCTTGATTATCTTCAAGAAGATATTTAGACATAGCCTATATCTCCAACTTTAGGTGCGCCATCTGCAGGATCATGATCAATATAAGCTTTCTTTAACCACCCCATAGCATCCTTTGGTTCTTCTGGTTGCTTTGCTTCTGGTTTATCTTTTGCAATTATATTCTTCTTAATGATCTTGTTCGCAGCAGATTCTAAATCTTTATCAAAGTTATCCATATTTTTTCCTAGATAAGTTGGGGGTGAGTTTCCCCACCCCCGTACTTATTATTTTACAGACGCAAGAACACCACTTGACTTCTCATTACGAGAAACAAGACCGTATTCAGCAATTAACATCTGCTTGATGGAGTCGCCTGTTTTCGCCATCGTTTCCGTATGCCACGGACGGAGCCAGTTAATAGCCCAGAAATCCATGTCTAGAAAGAAAGCGTTTCCAGCAACAGAACCCACACTGTCAGTAGATAGGTTTCGATCAGGTACAATTTTAAAAGTACCAAAATCTGAAACATAGACATCGACAGCAGCAACAGCCGTTGACTGACCAGAGCTACCAACTTGATTCCGCATCGGAACACCAGGACCAGCGCCAGAAGACAACCCTGAGATTGTCTGTTTAACAACAGAAGGAACAAGTATCATGTCCGGTTGTCCACCAGCATCAAAGCATGCCTTAATGACGGCTTTGATATTAGCTTCACTAGCAGCGACTAAAGCACCGGCATTCACCAATGCCGTTGTGCCTAGAGAACCAGCAGTTGCTGAAGTTCCAGAACCACCATCAACAAAACCAGTGCTTAGCCAAGACGGCAAACCAGCCGTTTGTCTAGCTCCAGAAGTGCTACCAACTGCTTTCACGATATTTTGAGTGAGCATGAATTCCATATCACGCTTCATTCTTTTTCCCGCTTTAGCTAGTTGATATGCCTGAGCTTTGCCTCTACCAGCATAGTTAACAACTTCATCCGTGCCTGATGTCATATTGACAGCACGGCTTATCTGAGTGTAATTAGTAAGCTTCGTTGGCTGTTGAGCTGATGTAGCAACGCTAACAGCAGGACTATCATCTCCTTCTAACTGACGGTTAGCAGAGCCAGCAGCAATCGTGTCGATTTGCCACTCAAACAAAGTTGCTTCAGCTTTACCTTTACCACAGCCAGAAAGAAAGGGAGTATCCATCGGAGCGATATTATAAATTACGTCAGACAAGTCTTCTCGAATAGTCGCACCAGTATAAGTGGTAGCGGTATTTGTAACGATTGCCATTTTAATATCTCCTAAAAATAATTATTCTAGCATATCAAAGATTAAATCAGCCGCATCATCGACATGGCCTGTTTCTCTGAGACGCCCCAATTTAGCAGTACGCTTGCGAACTCTGGAGGGAGCCTTATCTTGCTTTGCTTTTGATCGAACAACCTTTGGTTTATTTCTGACTTTCTTGGAGCGAACTGTTTGTTGCTTTCCTCGAACATCATCATAAGCCTTGGCTTTCATTAGCATAAGAATAGAACGGTGATCCACTAAGGTATCTAATTCTTCTTTAGTATACCCTTGTCCAGCGGCATATTCTCCGATAGCTCTGGAGATTGCCATACGCTTTTCTTCATCTCTCCACTCCGGCAGGATCTGAGACATCTTCTGATGTTCCTCCATCCACATCCGTTTATGCTGTTCTGCCATTTCAGATTGCTGTTGTTCAGTAGCAACCTTATGTTGGTTCTGAAGTTCTGCTATTTGCTCTTGCGCTTGTCTATAGTCATCGCGCTTGGTCAAATATTCTTCTCGATCTTCAGTCTTTA